GACGAAGTGCTCCACGGCCGCGGCGGACCCGGTATCGGTCGGCAGGGCGAGGCGCACCCGGCGGAACTGGGTGCGGCCCAGATCGCTCGGGTTGTTCATGAAGAACTGCGCCGGCTTCCCCGTGTTGTAGAAGTCGCTCTTGGCGACAGCAAGGGCTCCCATCGTTGGTCTCCTTCAGCTTGGCCCGAGGGCCTGTTAGATGGACAGCGTCCCGGCGTCCACCTGGGCGCGAAGCCCGGACCCGCTTCCGTCGAACAGCTTGGCGACCACCACGCCGCGGGGGCGCAGGGTGCTGGAGCTGTCATCCGGGTCGGACGGGAACGCGACCTTCTGGACGCCGTACATCGTGCCCGTCACCACGACCTTCTCGTTGCCGTAGTCCCGCGGCTCCTCGTACCAGGAGAAGTGCAGGCCCTCGCCGGCGTCGCCGTGCGCCAGGGCAACCGCCTGGGCGCCCAGGATCAGGTTGTGGCTGATGATGGCGTTGTCGTCGGACGGGATGGTCTTGATGATCTTGTTGTGGCTGAACAGCAGGAACTGGCCCCACTTGCCCAGGACGCCGCTCCAGGGGAGATCCTTCTCGGACTTCCCGTACTTCTTCATCTGCCAGAAATCGGACGACGCCTGGGCGGGGGCCGTTCCGGCCTTGAAGATGTACTCCTGGTAGGGGCTCATGATGAAGATGTACATCTCCTCGCCGTTGATGATGATCGGCTCGAGCGGCTCGGTCATCTGCTGGATCTCGTAGGCGTAGTACTCCAGCTGACGGGGGGTGAGAACGTCCCCCGACGCGATGGTGTTGTCGGTGACGTTCGTCCCCGTGGCACCAGGCCAGAAGACGTGGGTCGAAGGGTTGGCGTTCAGGGTGTTGCCGGCGAAACCGCCGAAGTCGTAGGAAGCCACGTCGGCCCCGGTGTTGCGCGGGTGCAACCATTGCTTGCTGCCGCAGCCGCGGGTGCCGGTCGCGTAGACGAACAGCTCCTCGTCGAACCAGCGGCTCCAGAACACCTTGGACTTGTCGCGGACCTGGAGGCGCAGATCGTGGACCGTGCGCTTCTGGCTCATCTTGCCGCCGGTTCCGACGGGCTTGCGGGCCTGGTTGATCCACATCTTCATGCCGTTGCCGCGGACGCGCTCTTCCTGGCCGACGGCGCGGCTATCGCCGGGGACGATCGTGCCGCCCAACTGGTAGAACTTGTCGATGCGGAGCTGGTCGCCGGCGCCCGACTGAAGGTCGGTGATGCGGTGGAGGGGCTTGGACCCGTCGGTGGACATGAAGTTGCGCCCCCAGAAGGAGGCGGACACGACCTCGGAGCTGACGGAGGTCGAAAACTTGACCACGGCGCGGTCGTCGCCCCAGGGGATCGGGGTTCCGATGGGCATGGGGAAATCTCCTGGTGTTTGGGCCTACTACACCTTTTCCCCGCGGAGCCAGGCGTCCTGCTGCTCGGGGGTCCAGCTGTTGTAGGTCCGTTCGGCTTCAAACGGGTCCGTTTTCGCCAACACCTCCAGCGTGTCCCCGCCGAAATCGCCGCGTCCGCGGACATCGCCGGCCGGCTGGCCGACGTTTCCGGAGATGACATGGGCTGTCGGGATGGGGGCTGGCGCCGGTGGCGCGGCGGGCTCGCCGAGGAAGCCCTTCTCGGCGGCGACCCTCTCGGTCTCCTGCAGGGCGGACTGCACGGTGTGCTTTCCGCTTTCCATGAAGTTCAGGAAGATGCCATTCACCGCAGCGAACTCGGGAGACCCGGGTTGGAGGCGGTCCTTGTGCCGGGTGACGAAGTCCAGCTTGGCCTGGTCCTCACTCTTCAGCACGGACGCGAACTCGACCAGCCTCTCGCGCTCCTGCGGCGTCTGCGCCTTGGAAACCCGCTCGAGGATTTCGTCCCTGGTCGGCGCGCCTTCGCGGAGATCGAGGTAGGGATCCGGAGTCCCACCTTCGGCCGGAGGCGCGGCAGGGGCGGTCTCGGCCGGGGTGGTCGGAGGAGCCGTTGACTCCGCGACGACCGGGGGCGTCTCGCCTTCTTGCTCGAGCATCTTCAGGAAATCTTCTTCATTCTGCGGGATGATGTCGGTGTTGTTGAGCTGCATCGTGACTCCTTTAGGCGGTTTTGGCAAGCTCGGCCGGGGCGCTGGCCGCTCCGAGCTGGTTGTTGTTGTTGCCCTGGGCGTCCACGTTCGTCGGAAGCTGTCCTGCGCCCATTGCTCCCTGACCAGCACCAGCTCCAGGGTCGATGACCCCCATCTGCTGGATCAGCTGGTCTGCGAGGGCCTTGATGCGGGCCTTGTCGGGAACGTCGTACATATCGACGACGACCCCAAGGAAGGCCGGGATCCATTGCGGAGGCATCCGCTGCATCAGGTCCATCAGACGGTCGGCAAACATCTGGCGGACGCTGCTGCGGGCCGCCTGCTTGTCCATGACGATGTCGAAGGTGATCCCCTGGATCCGGTTGGCGATTTTCCCGTCCGGGAGACGCTGGTTGAGCATCTTGGACCGCGCCGCGCCCTGGGTTGACCCGGTAGTGCGGACCCACTTCGGCCCCTTCCAGAACTGCTGGACGAGGGCGATGGTCATCATCTCCAGGCGCTGCTGGCTGTCGAAGAAGTTCTCGAAGAGGGTGGACAGGGTTGAGTGGCCCTGCTCCTGGCGGAGGGCGATAGCCCGACCGCTGTCGGCGTTGGTCTCCTGGCCGGACAGCTCCAGGCCTCCGCTCATGTCCCCCATGATGGCGTTCACCGCCTGCATGACGGCCATGTGCATCTTGGCGTCGTTGAGGTTGTCCTGGATTTGGATCCGCTTGTTCTGTAGCGCGCCCTTGGCGACTTCGATGTTGGCCGACGGGTCGCTGGCCTTCCCCTTCAGCTGGCCGGGGTCCGCCGCCCCGCGCTCGTACCAGACCTGGCGGGTCGCCAGACCGTGGAGCAGCTTGATGAAGGCGCGATTGTAGGCGTCCTGGGGCTTGCGGATCTGGCGGATGATCCCGGAGAACTCTCCGGTGCGGAAGTCCCGCCAGCCAATGAAGGGGACGAATGGGATCAGGTTGTGGTCGTAGGGGCTGGGCTCGTCGAAAATCAGGTGCGGCCCACAGACCAGCGCATGTCTGCATCTGCGGACCGCCCCCTCTACCACGGACAGGGGGGTGTTCGGGTCGTTGTGCGCCATCGTGAGGGCGCGCCGGAGCTGCGGGTCGATCTCGTCGTCGTTCTTCGGGATCTCGAAGGTCTCCCCGGTGGCCGTGTTCTTCACGAAGCGCCCACGGTCAGGGACGTAGTACCAGCACTCGGCCAGCATCACCCGGTTCCGCGTCTGATCGCAGTACTCGTTCGACCGCCACCCATAGGTCTCTCCGCCGTCCATCTCGTCGACCCCGGGGTAGTCGTCCCAGGACTCGTGGCGGCCCTGCATGGCGTTGTCGTAGTTGGTCCAGGGAGTCTTCCCGCCGGCGGTGAGGATCTGCTTCGCCTTCCCGGGGTGCAGCCTGGCGGCGTCCTCGGCGTCGTACCATTGCAGGTGCCAGAGGTACTTGGCGTCCTCGTAGTCCGGCTCAGCAAAAAGCGGGTCGGGGCGGACGTCGCGGAAATCCACCCACTTGTGCATGACCTCTTCTTTCGTCGGGTCTGGGTTCGCCCCGGCGAAGATCCAGCCAAGCCCTCCGGCCGACTGGTAGTACATGGCGCGGCGCAGCAGCCGTCTGGTCCTGTTGGAGTCCCTGACGTAGGCTGTGGCGTCGTTCATGCCCTCGACGCTGTCGGCCAGGGCGTCGCCATCGCCGCGGGGGAGCAGGACGAACTCGACCTTCGTCCGGTCCCAGATGCCCATTACAAGCTCTGTGGCTGTCTTGACCTTGTTGACGGTGGTGTCGGGTTGCTTGCGGCGGGCCAGGGTGCGGAGGTCGGCTTCCGAGAGCTGCCGGCCGTCGGCGTAGTCGAAGTCGACGAACATCTCGGGGTAGGCAGTCTGGCAGAAGGAGTCCGACTCGTCGAACCAGCCACGCAGCTTCCGCATCAGCTCGTCGTTCTTCGTCGAGCCAATGCTTCTGGACGCGGCAGGATCCTGCAGACGTAGTTGGACAAGCATCTCAGCCTCGGTGTTTGTTGGCGGGCCGCCGGGCTTCCGACTTCGGCGGCCCGCCGGCGCCTACCACCAAAAGGCGAGAGGAACATGGGGGTTCTTCAGAAGAAAAGCAAGGCAAAAAGTTCCCGGAGTACTCAAGGTAAAACGAGGAAGAGGGGAGCGCGTGATCCCCTCCGGAGAGAGAGAATACAAATCGTCGTCGTAGGCATGTGGATAACTCGCGCTGTATAGGGCGAAATGCGGTCGCAACCGCTTTGTTTTCAACACCTTGCGGAGATAGTTCAGCTGGTGAATAAGTGGTGGATAAGCGGTGGATAACTTGTGGACAACTTGCTTGATAGTGACAAGGAGTAAGGCGTGTTGAGTGGTTCATTTCACGCACTACGCCAGGTTCCTCCGGTAGGCATATAATGCCCAGCGGATGGGTAGTCGGGCTCCTCGTAGTCCTCATCGAAGGGGGAGTCGAGCCCGAACGGGTCTCGGCCTGGGCGCTCGAACTGCTCGTGGTGGCGGAAGGCATAGAGGCCGGCGGAGATGGCGTCGTCGTTCTCGGGGACGATCTTCCCGTTCTCGTCGCGGTGGAAGAAGTCCAGCTCCTCCAGGAAGCCCTCGCAGGGTCCGGGGGCGCGTTCTTCTGGGTCTCCGAAGACCTTCACCGTTCCGTTCGCCAGGCCGGTGTGAAGCTCGGTGTAGGCCGACTCGGACAGCTTGTCGGCCGCGGTGACGTCCAGGCCGCGCTCGCGGTACATATCATGGAGGGACTTGCCAGACGCGACCTGGGTGGCGTTCTCGCCGTCCCAGCCGCCCAGGATCGGCAGTCCGTTGGCCCCCATCGACCGGAAGACGTCGGCCACCATCTCGGGCTTGGCGTTGACGTGCTTCCAGACGTTGGTGAAGTAGAAGA